CCGCCAGCCCATCGACATAGAGGTCGAGGTCCGAGCGGCGCGCATCCCACCCGTCACCGGTCGCGGCAGAGCCGACGATCACGGCGCGCGTGACACCGGCGGCCCGGCAAACGTTGCGGAGGGATTCGACCGGGATGCCGTCAACCATCGTTATGCATCCGGCAACGCGGCGATCTTGTTCACGACCGTGATCGTGCAGTAGCCGCCCCATGTGGTGTCGTACTGAGGTCGGAAGGTCAGCTGTTGCGTTGTGTTGCCGTCACGGTCGCCCCACCCCTTCGGCGGGTCGTAGCTGCCGATCATGTCGATGGAGAACGACTTGTAGACCGTCGCCGCGCCGGCCAGCGTGGACGACACGCCCTTGAGGCGCAACATGCGCGGCGTGCGCGCGAGTGCCGCCGCGACCTCGGCCACGCCCGTCGCGTTGGCTTCGACAGTGAGCGCCAGCGAGATGTCAAACTGTGTGCCAGGGTTGATCGAGCTTGCCGCTGTCTTTCCCTGAAAGTGCTTGACGTGCGCGCCGTTGTTCGAGGTGAAGTTCCAGTCGATGAGGCAGTCGCTTTTCTTCGTTGCGCCCATCGTCCCGCCGAGCGTGTCGATGTAGAGATCGACGCCCGAAACCGGGAACGCATCGACGGTGCGATCCGCGAGCGATGATGTCGGCGCGGTTTGCGTGAGCGCCATCCCGAGCACGTCGGCGGTGAATTTCACAACGCCATCACCATACGCGCCGGATAGACCGATCCCGCGAAAGTAGCCGCCCGCGAGGCGATAGCCTTGCGTGTTGTCGTACAGCTCAAGCGTGCGTGCCTTCGGTGCCGTCCACCCCGGCGCAGAGGGGAATGCATACGTCCACACTTTGTCCGTTGTGTCCGTGCCCGTCGCGCCCGTGACGCCGCCTTTGACGTGACCATCAAGCAGCATGGTCAGGTCCTCCGCCGTCGCGTCGCCTTCGAGCGATGCACTCGCCCAATCACGGACACCAAACGCGACGTTGGCCGGCGTCATACCGCCGCGCTGCCAGCGTCGGCGCACGATGTCGGCGTCAGCGCTCCACTGCCCGCGCGTGAACGCCATCCATTTCGCCGTAGCCGCCAGCGGCGTGCCGGGCGTCGTCTCAATCTTCGACTGNNCAGATGATCAGATCAGTTGATCCCATTGCTCTCCTTCACCCGTGTAGCGCGCTTCGGCGCGGCACCGGTGTCACCCTCGGCCACGTAGACCGGCTTGCCATAGGCGCGGGCGGCCAGCACCTGTTCGGTCGTGTAGCCCGCCGCCTGAATCTCGTCTTCCGTCAGGTCACGCATCGGCAACCCTGCCACGCTTGTATCCTGTCCAACGTATTTCAGCATTACTAACTCCCGGCGATCTTGACGTCGAACACGACCTGAAATCCCCAAGTGGGAATGCCGCCGTAGTCGACCGCCCCGACCGTCCCACGAACGTCGCCCTCGATGTGGTTGACGTTTCCGCCCAGCGTCACGTCCGCCATCAGGCGACCGATGAACTCCTCAAGGATGGGTTGCACCGTCTCGACGGCGCGCCCTACGTCCGCCCGTGCCACGTATGCGCCCACGGTGATCGTCCAGAACGTCTTCTTGAACGACCCGCTTTCGCGGCGTGCCACGACGCCGCTCACGTGCGCGCTCACCGCTGGCATCGCGTTTGCCTGGTCTTGCACGCGCATGTTGGGTGCCGTGCGCACGCCCGCGCACTCGCGCGCTTGCGTGAGCACCCATTGCCGCGCGAGCTCAAGACTTGCCATCACGCCACCCCCAGGATTTTGCGAACGCCAGCATCGATCACGGCGCGGATGTCACCCTGTGCACGCAACATGTCATCATCGATGCGCGTCCATCCGAGCGTGGCCATGTAGGGGCTCTGGTGCGCGCCCTTGACGAGCGGCGCATATGACACGGCCGTGCCGATCACCGCCTCAGTGTCGCTCCTCAGCTTCATCGTCCATGACCGCCCCAGAGCCTCGGAACTCCGCGATTGCCCGCGCCGGTATGGCACGTCGATCAACCCATGACGCAGCGCGAAGAAGAAGTAACGCCGGCTTTTGTCGCTGGCGAACCCGCGCGCCGGATGCGCGCGCGCCGATGGATACGGCTTGACGTGGTCCAGCGCGATCACAGCCGCGGCTTGCGTGACCTGACGCAATGCGCGCCCGTCCACGATCCGCGCCAGATCGACCATCCACGGCAGCGTGCCAACCCTCGTCACCTCGATCACGTCGCAAACTCCAGCCGGCGGTACGGCGTGATGAGCGCCATGACGTCGGCGACCTCCGCGCGGATCACCGTCAATTGGCCAAACGCATTGGCCCCGGCCACGCCGAAAGGCGCGTCCCGGCGCTTGAACAACCGACTCGCGAGGATGAACGTCGCCTGCTTGATCGCAGGCGGGCACGGCACCCAGCCGAATGTCGAGCTGAGCTCGACAGCGTTACGGTGCAACGGGAATCGCTTGGTGCCGGTCAGTGTCACCACGATCCCGCGGTATGGCTCCCCGCGAGACATTGCGTTTCGCGGCCACCGCTCGTTGTCTGGTGCGTCCCACTCAGTGTCCATGATGCCGTCGCCGTCCTCGTCCGTCATCAGTGTGCCGGCATCGTAGAACTCATCGACCATGACGAACGTGCTGTCGCGCGCCGTGTAGCGGCGCGTGTCGGCGACGCCGTAGAACGTGCGACCACAGTAGTCGTCGATTGCACGGCTGGCACTCTCCAGCGCCAACGCGGCAACGGCGTCATCCGTGGTGTCACCCTCCCCGATTTGAAGCGCGGCCTTGAACTCCTCAAGCGTGACGTATTCGTTCGCCATGGGTCAGTGATGGGCAGGGAGATCACTCCCCCTGCCCACTACGGTTAGTCAGCGAGCGAGTTGACCGCCGACGCCGGGCTGTACCCGGACTCGATGAACACTTGCGCCGAGGTGATGTTGGCCGCGTTGGACGCGCCAGTCACCGCCGCGATGCAATCGAAGCCGTTGGCCGTGTCGAGCGAGGCCGGATCGATCTCGAAGATCACGATCTTCGTCTTGAGCGCGGCATCGGTCGTGTAGTTGACGGCATCGGGGCGCCGCGTGACCACGGTGCTCGTCGCGGCGTCGAGGTTGGACCAGACCGGGCCGGCGACCGAGATCGCCTTTGCGCTCGCCCCGGCAACGGAGGTCGCCTGGTTGATCGAGCACTGGACGGTCGCGGCGTTGCCCTGGTTGATGGTGAAGATGACGAACGCGCGCAATGCATTCTTCAGGCTCACGTAGCCGCCGGTGCGGCCAGCGGCATCCGCCGCCGGCGTCAGCGTGTTGACCGGCAGCGCGCTCGAGGGAATTCGGAGTTGGTACATGTTGTTGTCTCCTATCGTTTAGCGGGCTTCGAGCGCCACAAACGGGCTCACGGTGTTCGAGCCGTTGAGCGGCGTAACGGGCGAGGCCCACATCGGCTTGCCGTCGACGCGGTACGTGAAGCGGTAGACGGCTTCGTCGGTCATGAACTTCACGTGCAACGACATGGCCTCCTGAATGCCGCCCTTGTCGATGACCTGGTATTCGCCCAGGTTGGCCAGCAGCACATCACCGACCTGCCCGAGCGTCGAGCAGTACTCGACCGGGATCATCGGCACGCCGAGGAAGGTGAAGTACCGGCCCCCGTTCACTCCGGGCGGCTGGAGCATCGCCTGACGCCCCGCGGCGGTCGTCGACGTTGCGCCCGAGACGATGGCGAACAGCTGGCCCGTCACGTCCTGGTTGTAGAACATCACGGCGTTGGACTGGAGGTAGCCCGGCATGCGCGCCCACATCTTGGCCAGGTTGTTGATGTTGACCGTTGCGGCGGTCTGACCGGATTCCTTCGTCTGCGTGACGAGGGCCGGCGAGTTGAGGATGCCGAGCGGCCGCCCCGCGCCCGGGCCGGCGATGATGTTGTACTCGGTCTGGAACGCCAGTTCGGCGGGTGCCAAACGGCGAATCTTCGATTCCAGCGTGGCCGCATCGGCCAGCATCTCATCGGTGGCCGGGACCACGGCATGGATTTTGTTCAGCCGCAAGTCGATTGTGCGAAACGACGGCTTGCTCGTGTTCAGCGTGCCGCCCTCGGTGCCCCAGTACGACGTGACGCCACCCCAACGCGAGCCGGTGGCGCGGCTGTTTTCGTCGATGCCGTAGAGCGTCATGCCGTTGGAGTTGCCGCTCACGGGATCGCGGGTCACGCGCGAGAGAATCTCACCCGTCCCCCACGCGCGGTCCAGCAGCTCCTTCGCGTCGTTCGGGCCGACCAGGAACCCGCCGTCCGCGCCGACCTGCGTGGTCAGGCCCGTGGCCTTGACGGCCGCGGCCTGATGATCGAGCAAGCGCGCGCGCTCGTCCGGCGTCTCGCCGTTCGTCGCGTTGGCGCGCACGGCCTTGAGGAAGTCGCCGAAGCGCGAGAACGGCTGCTTCGGAACGTCCTGCACTTTGAGGTCCTTGACCGTCGCGCCGGCGATCTCGTAGCCCGGCGTCGCGGCGGCCGCCTTCACGGCGGCCTCATCACGGGCGGCCATTGCCTCCGTGACGGCCGCCTTGATGGCGGCCAGCGTCTCACTGTCCATGGTTTTTGTCTCCTGTTGGGTTGTCTTGATTGGTTGCGCCGCGTTGTTGCCCTCATCGCCCGGCGTCGCGTCACCCGCGACCTGTGCCGGGGCCTTTAGAGGCGTGATTGGCGGCAATGACTTGATTGGCGTGACCAGCGTTCGCGGGTCCGCCGGAGTCGGCGTAAGGGATGCGTCGAGGCCGAGCGGCCAATGCGTAATGCGCCGGATGCCCGGAGTGATCTCGACGTGCTTGACGAGATGCGCGGCGGTCCCGCTCGACCAGCCCAATTTCCCGGTCTTCACCATCTCGTCGTAGATCGCGCGTGTGTATGCGTCGCGCATGTCGAGCTGTGCTTCGATCCAGATACCCACATCGTCGCGCTTCAGCTCACCGCGCCCGAGGGCCTTGAGCCCAAGCGTTGGGTCCATGCCGTGGTGGTAGAGCACAGGCGTGCTCGTCGCGTCGCCGAAGTCAGTCGCCGTGTCGAAAAACTCGCCGGTGACGTCGGCCGAGTCGGGCGTCCCGAACTGGACGAGATACCCGCCGACCTTTCCGTCGCCGAGCGTCTTGATGGCCGACCCGTAGACCGCAACGGATTTCGCGGCGTCGAGCAAGTGCTCGACCGGGATGTCCCCGATGGCCGGCGTCGGCGTATCCGGCTCCGCGCCGAGTGCCATGGCGCTGCGATAGATCGCCTGGATGTGGTCCTGATCGGCCTGGCTGTGACGCCGGCCGACCTTGATGTTGTTAGTCATTGCTCCCTCCCTTGATGTGGTGTGTGATGAAGCACCGGCACCCCGGATGCGCGGGCGGGAGCTCGTCCCACCCGTCGCCCTGCTCTTGCCCGTCGTATTCGCCGCAGATCTCACATACCGCGTCATCGGCGCTGGTGTGCCAAACGGCCGTAATCTCGATGCCAACGTCACCCAGTTGCGCCACAAGCCCGGCTTCACCTTGCGCCGCGGCCCGCGTCACCTCGGTGATTGCGATCATCTCGGCGCGCCGCACCCCGAAATACGGCTCCAGCGCGTCACTGATTTGCCCGCGCGTCAGCGTGTCGCTGATGCCCGTTGAGATCACCTCACGCAATGCGCGTTGCAACGTCTCGTTGATGCCGCCGGTGGTCGTGTCCACCACGCCGCGCACGAGCTCGTATGAATACGTCTCGGCCCAGTCTGCGGCGCGCTGGTTGGCAAGCGTCCAGTCCACTGACTCGCTCGGCTGTTTGCCCAGGTTGCCGGCCATGACCTCGGCTTGTGCGCGATACACACGCTCAAGGTGCTCCCGGAGAAGCACGCGCAAGCGGTCACCGTACCGTTGCCACACCTCGGCCGACACGTTATCGACGTTCGGCGGGTCACCGAGCCCGGCGATCACCTCGCGCATGGCGCTCGCCCCGGCCTCCGCGATGGCGCGGGCCAGATCGCGCTCGAACGCGTCACGTCCCCGAACGTTCATGGGTACGCCCTCCACACGCGCGCATGTGCGAACACGCGCCGCACCGCGTCCTCGTCTGCCGCGGCCTTCAGCGCGCCACTGATCGCCCCCGCGCGCGCGGGCGGGATGGCCAACGAGTCAAACTCACATGCTGCCGCATGGCCGGACTTGAGGCGTTTGATCGCCTTGCGCTCCCACTTGGCCAGATCGCTGGCCGCCGCGTCAGGCGGAGGCTCGACGAACACGGGCTCGCTCGGCATGGTCTCGACGGCCGGCGTCGGCGGAAGCGCGGCCGCTGGGCGCAACAGGTCCAGCATCTGAACCGCGGTCGCGTTGTCCCTCAGCTCCTCGTCCATCAGGATCACGGCGCGGGCCGCCTCGTATCCCAGTCCCTCGCGTGATAGCGCGGCGTAGCGAATGCGCACCTCGTCGACCGCGCTCAGCCCGTAGCCCAGTGCCTCCATCGCGGCATCGAGCGGCATGCCCGCGCCAGTGAGGCTGGCCAGGCTCGTCGCGCGCGCCGCCTCGTCCTCTTGGAATATGGCGAGTTCATCGGGCGTGAACAGCAGCTCGTAGCCGAGCGGCGCGAACACTTGCCGATTGAGCTCGTCTTGGATGAGCGACAGCTGGGGGCGCACGGTCAGCGTCCAAAATGCCTTCTCATCCTGCTTCGCCGTCGCGTAATTGGCCGCGTCGGAGAACAGCATTGAGTAGGGGATGCCAAGACCGGTCGCAATGTCCTCTTTCGCCGCACGCGAAAGCTCGGGCATTGCGAGGTCCTTCGCTGGCGAAGACAGGTCCACCTTATTGACCTTGACGCGCAACACCTCGCTTGCAAACGCATTGCGCACACCCGCGACCGCGCGCCGCCACCACTCCTTCAGCATCTCGGCGTCCGTTGGATTCGGCGGCCCCTCAACGGTCAACAACTGCGGGTGAATCGCGCCACGCTCAAAAAACGCCTTGGCATGCTCGGCGACGCCCGCCGCAATGCCAGCGCTGGTCAGCACCGCATCCACGACGGACGGCCCAGCGCCGTACTCGCGCCACGGGTCAGCCTCCCATCCGTAGACGATCTCACGCTCTGTGAACGGCGGGAGATAGCGGCCGGCGATGGTGCGCGAGAACGCGAGTGTGCCGTCCTCGCCCATTTTCGGCGTGATGGTCGCGGCCTTGAGGTAGCGCAATCGGCGCAATCGACCGCCGAGAGAGATGCGGAACAGGTAGAACGCCGACCAGGTGCACAGCGAGAGCTCGATCAGTTGGAGCATGCGCGTGAAGCCGTCGAGGAACGGGATATCAGACTCCGCCACCTCCTCGCCGCTCGGCTTGTAGTAGTGGCGCGGGCATGACGCAACGGCATTGGCGCGCAACGCGAGACCGCGCCGGACATGTCCAACGGTGCGATATACGTTCTCGGCCGGCGTCCCGACCAACGAACTCCCGCCCAGCGTTTGCCACACCAGCGCATAGCCCGGGTCTTCCGGGTCGAGCGGGATCGCCTTGAGGCCGTCGAAATAGATGGGGCCAGTGCTCCGCTTCATGCGAATACGCCTCCCGCGGAGCACGCTTGCCATGCCATGGCGAGCGACATCACGCAATCGTCGTGCATCCCCTCCGGAGCGCCAAATGTCACTGCCCCGGTCGTTGGACTGGTGCGCACCTCATACGCCTCCAGTTCGGCCCTCAGGTCAGCGTGGTCGATGATGGCGATATCGGATCGCTCGAACGCAAGGGTCAGCGCGTCGATGATGGCGCGCTTGCTCGATGCTGTCGTCGCGAACGTGTAGATCGGCAGATTGCGCCGCATCAGCTCCTCGGCGA